CTTGGCATTTAAAGATGTAGCTGAAGCAGTGAGAAGGTATCACGATGTCGCTGTCTATCCCAACCTTGAAGCTGATGATGTGATGGGCATACTTGCAACCGAGGAAGTACATCCCACACGTGTCATAGTTTCAGGTGATAAAGATATGAAGACCATACCCTGTATTCTTCTGAGGAATGGAGATCTTGAAACCATTTCTGAAAAGAGGGCAGATAGAAACTGGATGTCGCAGGTATTGCAAGGGGATAGGACAGATAATATTCCTGGCCTTGTAGGTGTCGGGCCAAAAACTGCTGAAAAAATTTTGGGAGATTCCGAAACCCTTTCTGATATGTGGGACAAGGTGATAGGTGCTTACGAGAAGAGAAAACTTACATACAAATCAGCATTACTTTCAGCACGACTCACTAGAATCTTGAGACACGGGGAGTACAATTTACATAAGCAAGAAGTATCCCTCTGGGAACCACCCACCACATGATTGATGAAGAACTCTGGCCTCCAATAGATGAGGTACTCATTAGGAAACTAGAAGAGATCTACCCTGATAGATGTCCATCAATAGATACACCTGACCGAGAGATATGGAGGTACGGTGGACAGGTAGAACTAGTAAGAATGTTGCGATCTGTATATAATGAACAGAACAACATCGAATAGCGATGGCGACTCTTCCTTATTTAACCAACGTAGATTTTAGAGCAGGTACTAGACCAGCTAAACAAGATGGCAGTCCATCACTTGCAACGAAAGATGATGTAGCTGCATGGGCTAGTGAGGTTGACCAAGTTTTTCAAAGCACATTAGGAAGAAATGCAGGAGCAGTTGGTCATCAATACTGGACGTATGACTTAATGCAAGACACTGGTGCTTTGATAGAAGATGAAGGGTATAGCTACGAGAGAGCTAAAGCCATGGCAATTGCAAACATGACAGCAAACGTAGCAAGGTCTGCTGAGTCAGCAGGTTTTAATACAACAGGTAATGCAAACGCTAGTCCTGTTGCTACTGGTGCTGGTACTTGGAACCCAACTAACAACGATGAAAGATTTAATGCAACACCAGGAGGAGCAGGTTCAGAGTTAGTTACTAATGATGATGGCTCACAAACTTATGTGCCTGGCGGCGGTGGCAATACTACATATACTTCTGTTGCACTAAACCAACAACCAATACAACCTGCTATCTATGGTGGCGGTGGTAGTAATACAACTATTGTTACAGGACAAGGGCCACAAGCTAAGACTGCTGCTGACCAACTAAGAATTACTCCTCAAGATAAAGTGGTACTAGCTGGCGGTAATAGATTAGGTGACTATTCAAGACAAGAACGTAAAGGAAGAATGGGGCCAATACCAGGAGGAAGAGTAGGTGGTGGTGGTGTAAACATCTTTGGTTAAGGTTAGTATGGTACACATAACACGAACGATTCATCATGTGTGGCGGCGGCGGCGGTTCTTCTAACGAGGAAGCAAAAGAGCAAGCTAACGAAAGGCACGAAGAGAATCTTGCGTTACAACGAGAGCAGATGGCTGAACAAAAGCGTCAGTTCCAAGTAACTAGGGATGACAATCAGAAAAGATATAGAGAACAGAAACGTATATCGGAAGCTGCTCCACCTCCACCACCAGCAGAAGATGCAGGCGTAGCAACACCAGCTATAGATGAATTAATGATTAGTGGTTCAAACAGAAAGAAATATAGATCAGCAGAATATAAGAAAGAGACAAGAGACAAAGCCACCTCTTCCCTTGGTATTAGCTAATGGATTTAAAAATTAACAACATTGATCTTGCACCTGGTAAAGGTAGAAAGAAAAAGAAAGGTACTACCCTTGCTGGTAGATACGACCAACTAAAAACTACAAGAGATCCTTTCCTTCAAAGGGGTAGAGACTGTAGCAAGGTAACGATTCCATCCATCTGTCCTGACTCTAATCAAGGAGATCATGGAAAACTTAAGACACCTTGGCAGTCAACAGGTGCTAGAGGTATTGCACACTTAGCTCACAAACTTTTAATTACACTGCTACCTCCTAACACCCCATTTTTTAAGTTAGAGATAGATGGCCTTGCATTACAAATAGAAGAGCAAGGGCCAGAGATTAAGACAGAACTAGACACAGCATTAGTCAAGGTCGAACAAGCTTGCATGACATCGCTTGAGACAATGAGTGCAAGAGCTTCATTGAACCAAGCCTTTAGACAACTGTTAGTTACAGGTAATGTTCTTCTCTATGTACTACCAGATGGAATAAGAGTTATACATCTACAGGATTACTGTGTCGTTCGTGATCCAATGGGTCACATCACTGAGATCTTAATAGAAGAAGAAGTCTACCCTGAAGCATTGCCTGATGGATTCTTACCTGACCAGAAGGAAGAGGAAGAAAAGCTAGAGGCGACAAAGAAAAGTATTAAGGTACATACATGTGTAAAGTTTGAGAACGGAGTAGCCACCTGGTATCAGGAAGTAAAAGGAAAGGAAGTGCCTAACACTTATGGTCGTTGTCCAGAAAACTGTAGCCCTTGGATTGTATTGAGATATGAGAAGCTTGACTCTGAAGACTATGGACGCTCACATACTGAGCAGTACTACGGAGATCTGACTGCACTTGAATCTTTATATCAAGCAGTGATCGAAGCGGCAGCAGCAGCCAGTAAGATTTTATTTCTTTGTAATCCGAATGGAACCACACGGCCTAAAACCCTGTCGTCAGCAGCGAATGGGGCTATCGTCCAAGGAAATGCACAAGATGTTTCAGTTGTTCAAGCTAACAAGCAGGCCGATTTACAAATAGCTAACTCAACTATTGATCGTATCGAAGGTAGGTTGCAGTTTGCTTTCTTACTTAACTCAGCTATCCAACGACCTGGTGAAAGAGTTACAGCAGAAGAAATTAGATACATGGCACAAGAACTTGAAGCAAGTATCGGTGGCTTCTACTCCATACTTACTCAAGAACTACAACTACCACTTGTACGTAGGTTGATCTACATGTTGCAAAAGAAAGGCAAGCTACCTGAGTTCCCTAACAGTCAAGAGACAGGCGAACCATTAGTACTACCTAAAGCTGTAACAGGATTAGAAGGTATAGGTAGAGGTGATGATATGAATAAGTTAACCGAGTTCTTAACTCTTACTCAGCAAGTACTAGGGCCAGAGATAGCACAACAATATGTAAACTACGAAGAAGCACTGCGAAGATTGGCAGCTAGTGCTTCAATAGATACGACTAACTTAGTCAAGACTAGCGAGCAGCTACAACAAGAGGCTGCTGCTGCACAAGCTCAACAGCAACAAGACCAGCAGCAACAACAGATGATGGAAATGATGAAGTCATCTGCTGCATCTAAAGTTGCTGATAACTTTACTCAACCAGGTTCACCGTATGGCCCCCAATTCTCAGGAGACTCCCAAACAGGAGCAACAGGAAGCACCCCTAATTCCCTCCCCGATCTCAGGGCAGCAGCCCAAGGACTCCCCAGTGGCCCAGTCCAAGGAGGAGAAGGCTAGAGAGTTAGCACCTGTTAAAAAAGAGAAGACAGTTGCTAAAAAGAATACAGAGAAAGTGCCACAAATTACTAAAGACGGCGAACGGCACATCACTATCAAATAACAACCTCTCACCCATCACAATCCAATGCCAGATCCTATTACTATTTCCGAACCAGAGACAGGTGCGTTGTCTCCTGAACAGGAGGTTGACGCTAAAGACGAAGCACTAATAAATGAGTCGAAAGAAAATGGGCCAGTTAAATTTGCTGGTAAGTATGAGTCTGTCCAAGACTTAGAGAAAGGATACGAAGAACTTCAGAAGAAGTTAGGTAGTCAAGATGAAGGCGACAAGCCTGAAGTATCTGAATCAGAAGAACAATCAGAAACTGGCAAGGCAACAGAGATCTATGGTGAATACATAGGTAGTCGCCTTGATGAAGCTGGTGTTGACTACCAAGGCATGAACACTAGGTGGCAAGAGACAGGCCAACTAACTGATGAAGACTACACATCATTAGAAGGTGCTGGCTTTACCAAGGATATGGTAGAAGCATACTTAGATGGTGTGCAATACAGAGCAGCACAAGACTCAGAGCTTGCAGCTAAAGAAGTAACTTCAATCAAACAAGAGTTTGGTGGAGAAAAAGTGTATGACGAGATGCTTACGTGGGCTGCTGGAAACCTAGACCAAGGTGAGATTGATGCGTTCAATGACATGCTTAAGACTAGCAACCCACATCAAATAAGGATTGCTGTCGCTGGTCTTCAGGCTGCATACATGAACAATGCACCAAGAGAGCCTCAACTTGTAGGAGGTAGAACAGCTAAAGCAGATACAACTAAGTACGAGTCAGCAGCACAGGTAGTAGCAGCTATGAATGATGAACGATATGCAACTGATTCAGCGTATAGAAAACAAGTACAGGAAAAACTTAGTCGCTCAAATGTAATGTAAAGGGTATTATGTAAATACCTAAACCTTCTCGTAGAGACAACGGCCCCTTGCGAGGGATACCCTGCGTTGAAGAGATAGTAAAGGGAAACCTTTCTCTAGCTTTTTTCCGTGGCTAATTTTACTAGCTCACGGCTAGGTCTTGTAAACAATACAGGCTCTAGCTATGACGCTTTATTCCTTAAGACCTTTAGTGGAGAAGTACTCAGTGCTTTCCGCAAGGCAACCGTGTTCGAGGCGTTACACACTGTACGCACGATATCATCTGGTAAATCTGCTCAGTTTCCTATCATTGGATTAAGCAGCACAGCGTACCATACACCTGGTACACAGCTTACAGGTAATGCTATTAAGCACGCTGAAGCTGTTATCAACATTGATGACAAGCTTGTATCGAATGTATTCGTTGCTGACATTGATGAGGCTAAGAACCATTATGACGTTCGTAGCCAGTACACCACAGAAATGGGTAACGCATTAGCGTACACTTATGACAAGAACGTAGCAGCTACTATCTGCCAAGCAGCAAGAACAGCTACTAACTTCAACACTGACCTACCTGGTGGTACTCGTATCAAGATTGTTGCTTCTAGTAAAGCAGCTATCACAGGGGCACAGCTAGTCAGTGCTATGTGGTCAGCAGCCGAGCAGATGGACATAGACAATGTTCCTGAAGACGGAAGATACTTGGCACTTGGCCCAACCGAATATTATAAAATCGCCCAAACAACAGACGTACTCAACAGAGACTGGGGTGGTTCTGGAGCATACGC